TTTAAGTCTTGAGCAAGTTCCATAGTATATTCTGCTTTTAGAGCTCTTGTTACAGCAGTAACAGTATGTTTCTCAATACTGAATGCCATCTCACCGAAAGCGTTTGTACCAGAGTCACCAAGTGCCTCACCTTGTACTGTTGTCATACCAGTTGCACTAGTATAAGTTCCAGCAGGACTATCGTTTAGTACAGCAGGGTTAGTTTCTGTTGAACCAACATCACCACCACCGATTGTACCAGCTGCGTTTTGGTTAGATGCATCTGCATTACCAGGCATTGCCTCGTCTGCAAGTGCTTCTGCACCATCCATAGATGCAAATCTTGCTCTCATTGCAAAGATAAGACCTGTTGGGCCAGTCATTGGTTGTACACCACAGATGTCATATGCGATAAGATTAGGCATAGAACGTCTTACTAGTGAGATCAAAATGGGATCCCATGTGTCTAGTGATGCATTACCACCGATAAAGTTAGTTGGAGCTGTCTCTGTTAAGAAGTTCTTGTCTTCTTTAAGAGCTTTCTCTTGGTTCTCTAAGATGATTGTAGTGACGGCACGCCTGTAACTATCCTTGATCTCTGGAAGATCAGGGTGTTGAAGGACTGGCGACCACTTTTCTTGTAGATGTTCTGTTTGAAACATTTTGTTTCTCCTTATATTTTTCTACTATTTATAAAATTGTTTATTTTGCACTATTAACTGTTCGACCAATAGCGGACATATATGCTGCCATTGAGTCAGAAGTGTCAATGTCCTGTGCGATACCAGTTTCTACATCATCAATTGCTTCAGTCACGACTGGAGCACTCTTTGGAAAATAACTTTCTTTTAGAGTACCTAGTTTCTCACGATAAGATTCTTCAGAAGTAAAATCTACATCTTCGATAAGTGACTTAAACTTTTCAATCTCTGTTTCGGCAAGGTCTGAAGAAACTTCTGACATTACCTGTTCCTTAACTAGTTTTGAATTAGTTGATTTTGTCTGGATTTGCTCTTCCATCATCTCATTAATTCTACCTTCTAGTTCTGAAATCTTTTCTGATTGTGCTTCTAGCACATCATATTTTTCATCTGGAACATCAACATAGTGGTCTTCAAACAATTGTTTTAAACCAGAGATAAAGTCTTCTGCAATCTCACCTTTTAGGCCTCTTTCGATTGCTAACTCATTCTCTTTCATCCATTCTTCAACAACATAATTCATGTATGAATCAACCTTTTCAGTTAGTTCTTCCTTAGTTGTGTTTATATTTTCTTCCAGTTCAGATTTATATTCGTCTTCCATTCTTTCTACTTCAGAACGAACTTTTGATTTAACAGCAGCCTCAAACACAGTTGCAGCTTTTCTCTTAAATTCTTCGGAAAGGTCACCCTCACCTGTCATCAATGCGTTAACGTGCTCAGAAACATCAATAGACTTGAGTCTGTTTTCAACTGACTCTTTTTTTTCTTTCTCTTCTTTTGTTTCTTCTTTGTCATGCATACCCATTGTCTGATACATTCTTTCAGCCATTTTCTTTGCATCACCAGCATTCATTTTTTCCATTTTATGAGCCATATCATACATTGCATTGATAGCGTCTTTTTTAGTTTTCATCATCATGGTTTCTTTCTTCTCATGATGTGCTTCTGTCTGAAGAATCTTCATATCTTCAGCCATAACTTTTCTTTCAATACCATGTTTGAATTGTACGTCATACCATGCAACATATCCATTTTCGTCTGGTATTGCGTGTGACTCTTTAATTGGTTTACCTTTTCCAAACTCTGGATGTTCCACGAAAGTAGCACAATCGTGATCAGCAGAATGACAAAGTTCTCTTATCTCATCATCTGTATAACTATCCATTGGGTCATAACTTGCAGCAAGGGGTCTGTTTTGTCCAGCTTCTTTTGCTTTGTCCATTTTGTCTGACTTTCCTTTCTTTGGAATAGTGGTATCTTGTTTTGCAGATTTTGATCCAGCTGCTCCACCATGAGGTGCAACTTTATCTGGTGTAGAGCCAGGGATAGTATCAATGGTGCTATCCTCTGGATTTGTCTTTAATTTCTGCATAGGGTCTGTTGCAGTAGCATTAGGTTTAGGAGCGTTGCCATTGGCTTCTTCAAGCTCATCAAGCACTTCCGCTTCCAATTCCTCAATGGTTTTATCTAATTCATTAGCCATGGGGATTACTCCTTTAAAATATTTTTCTAACTTTATTTATAAAATTAAAGTTTTTGAAGAAACTTTGCGAACTCTAAAGCATTCGCTTTTGAATTGTTTGTCCGACTGTTTTCTTCAATGTTGTTTTTGATTTCTGAAACATCAGCTTCTTTTATTAAACCATTGTTCCAAATCCATTCTTTACCCTCCATTATACCCTCAACAAATGCGTTGGGAGCAGATGGGTCTGCAACAATATCAGCTGCAGTTGCAAGGTAAAAATCATTTCTCACATAGTTAGCACCATTTTTCTGGTCTAAACTTCCCATACCTCTTGATGATACACCCAATTTAGCACCATCATCCATTAAATTTTTTACTATCTCACCCATAGGTGTAGACAATACTTTTGCTTCTCCGATAAAGTTCTTTCCGTCTGGATATAGAGCAGTAATCATATGTGATGCTCTTTCCAGATTTACAGTTGGGCCATCTGGGTGACCTAACTCTCCGAAAGCTCTTTTCTCATTAATATATTCTTTGTTATATCTTTTTACTTCTTTTTGAAGTATTTCCATAGGATAGATACGACCATTACGATTTTTAATATCAGCCTGCATGAAGATACCTTTAATTTTATAGTTCTTCTTTCCAGTTTTTTCATCTTGTTCAATCAGATAATCGGTGTCATGTTCTGTATTTTCTGATATTAATTTTAATGTATACATTATTCTATCCTTTATGTAGTAAACGATTCATCTTTTCTAAGTTCTAATATTACAAAACCAGATGTTCCTCTTGTTTCTGCTGTGATATCAGAAGATGTTGCAGTAGTATTTGTTGCTGCAGCTTTAATTGCACCAGCAGAACCATCATAGTGTCCAGTACCAGCAAGATGTAATGCAACAACATCAGCTGATGCACCTTTAAATTCAATAATACAATCACCAGTATTACCAGCTGCAGTGCCTTGAGTGAACCCCCACCATGCTCTTAGTAAATCTAACTTTGCTCCATTCGCAAATCCAGATAATCCATCTCCATCTAGTATAAGGTTGGTTGCAGTATCGTTATCAAATACTGCTTTTACTGTTACCATTCCACCAGCTTTAGGTGCATTTACTATTGTATCTCTCAATGTTGTTGTTACGAATGACATTATTTACTCCTAAATTGCTAACATTTCTTTTTCAAAATATCCCATAAGTTGTTTTTCTGGCACCTTATATTTTTTAGATACTTGATTTATAGTTTTTTCAAAAGTATTTAGGAAATCTGAAGGTTTCATGTCCATTTTATTAAAAATATCATCAACAGCGTCTTTCATCTTCGGAGAAAGTTTCTTATACTGCTTAGATTTTTTATGTTCATCTTTCTCTGGGAGAGATGTATAGAACTCATCAAACTGTTTCATCTTCCTCTACTTCTGGTATATGATTCTTTACAAAAGAACCAGCGACTTCTTTTCGTTTATCTTCTAAAGCATCTCCGACTTTCTTGGTCATCATACTTTTAAATGCATCTTCAGCACCTAAGTTATTACCTTTTTGTAATTCATTTACGAAATTTTCTGCACTCATTGTTGTTCTCCATTATCTTTTGGTGGAGGCGTTCCACCATCATATTTAGTTAGATCATCTGGTTCTATCGGAGCTCCATCAACACTTGGTATTCTAGTAATACCATCTGTACTTTGTGGTATATCAACTCCACCCTCATCTGTATCAAGACCAGCTTCTTTGTTAATTTGTTTTTGCATATCTTCTATTTCTGCATCAGTAAAGTTAAGCACATTTTTCTGCACCCAAGCCTTACTAAAAAATGTTCCAATATAACTTTCTATATTACCCAATGCGTTAATTCTATCCTCAAGAAGTTCAGCTTTCTTGAGTTCTGCAAAGTGTCCATCTTGTAAGAAATCATATTGAATATGTTGTGACATATTTTTCCAATCTTCTAAAGTTATCACACCTTTAAGAATAAGTTGTGTTTTTAGAATATCAGTAAATAGTGGTGTAAACTTTTTTCTTAATCTCTGTACAAACTTTGTAAATTTAAGTTCATCTCTTGTAATCTCTGTAGAACGACCAAGACTAAAACCAGCTTCTGCTTCTAGTCGTGAAATCGGTACGTTCAAAGAACGATATAGTTTTTTCTTGAAGTATTCTATATCATCTATCTCACCAAGATTAGAACCGCCGGGCAAAGT